AGATAGAATGTGGGAATTTAAAGTGATTACCGAAAAAGAATTAGACATATGAGTAGATTAGATCCTATAATGAAAAATCTTATCGGTACAGAGAGTCCCGATGATTTAGCAACAGAAATATTAGGTGCATTGACTGAAGGAAGTAATGTTCCTGAAGCAGGTAATTTTTATGTCTTTGTATATCGTGCAAAAACACCAGGCATTGCGTATGATTCTCATCCACTTGTTGCTGTAACTGATGTTTTTCAATGGGGATTCAAAGGATTGAATTATCATTGGGGTGAAATGAGGCAATATACCTTCCCAGAAGTGGTTGGTGGTTTATATAAAGTAGATGAAATGGAGTTAAGGGATTTAAGAACTCTACCTTTTGTCAAAATCATACTAAATAGTTAAAAAAATTATATATGCCCGATTATCCTGCCGATTATAAAACACAAGAATCTTATTATGCTTCTCAAGAGTATAAGGATGCTGTTGAACAAGCTCTGGAAACTGGAAATGAACTACCTACTTACGCTACACGAGATAGAAAAATAACAAGTAGAACAAGAAATAAAAAATTACCACCACTGAGCTATCCACTTGCTACAGGTCCTAGTCAAAGGACTGGTGATAGACTCGTTATTAAATGTCTTAAATTTGAACCCCCAGAAGATGGTGCAGGAGCTACTGTTACACCAGTAAATATGTTCAAGAAAAATGATAAGACAAATAAAGTTACTGTTATCAGTGCTAATGATAAGGAATTGATGAAAAAGGGTGAATTGAAAATAAAAAACGAAAAGGGAGAGTTAATGACTGGGAATGAAAGACCAGGCATTGAATTCAAGGTGACTGATGCTAATTCAAGATTAAGCAAAGATGCAAATAGGTTGATGAAATATTTAATTGAATTACCCATACCTCAAGATTTAACTGATTCAAACTCTGTAACTTGGGGTGAGGATCGTGCTAATGCACTAGAACTTGGTGCATTAGCAGTGGCACAAAAAGCGATGGGTAGTAATATTGGAGAAGGTGCGGTTAATTTAGCACAAGCAGCGGTCACTGCATTAAATACTGGAATTGATATTCCAGGTTTAAAACCTGAAACTCAGGGTGCAGTCAGAGCAGCGTTATCAGGTGCAGCGATTGGTGCATTAGGATCAAACGTGAGTCCACAAAGTGTCATATCTCGTTCAACAGGTCAAATTCTTAATAATAATTTAGAATTACTTTTTAAAGGAGTTAATTTAAGAACTTTTCCATATGCTATCACATTCTCTCCAAGAAGTCCAAAAGAAGCGGATATTGTAAGACAAATAATAAGACGCTTAAAGGCATCAATGGCACCAAAAGCTGGAGAATTTAATGGAACCGCTGCAGGTATATTCATACAATCACCCGATGTATTTCAACTTAAATTTTTAAAAGATGATGTCGATCATCCATTTTTACATTCATTTAAATTATGTGCATTGACAGGAATGGCTGTAAATTATACTAACGCAGGTACTTACAGCACATATGAGGATGGTACACCAGTAAATATTAGAATGAGTTTAACATTTAAAGAACTTAATCCAATATATCATGAAGATTATCAACAAGTGGCAGCGGGACCAGGAGTAGGGTACTAATGGGATTTTTTAGAGAATTACCTCAAATAGCATATCAATCACCACTATCTCACAAAATATCTGCGAGAGAGTTTATTGTAATTAAAAATATTTTTCGTAGTGCGAAATTGATGGATTATGTAAGAGGTGGAGCGATAGCACAACAAAAGTTAGTGATAAAAGATGGAGATAGACCAGATACACTCGCAGATTTTTTATATGGTGATTCATCCTTAGATTATATAATAATATTAGTTGCAGGAATTACAAATATAAATCATGAATGGCCACTTCAAGATTATCAAGTTTATGATTATGCGTTAGAAAAATATGGTAGTGAAGAAAAAATGAATGCGATTCGATACCATGAAACCTTTGAAATAAGAGATGACCAAGATCGCCAAATTTTACCTCCAAAATTAATTGTAGATACTGACTTTAAAATATATGGTTCATCAACACAGGCAGGTTCTGTAAGATATTTTTTGCGTTCACAAGCAGGAAATAGACAACTTGATGATAAAAATGAGTACTCAGTTGCAACTGATGGTATCGCAAGGGCAGTTACAAATTTAGAATTTGAATATACTGAAAATGAAAAAAAGAGAAAAATTGACGTTTTGAAAAATGGATATGTGCAAACATTCATTAATGATTTAAGAGATATTCTAAAATATGAAAAGAGTTCAAATTATATTTCATCAAGTCTAGTTGCAACAGAAAATACAGAAGTAGTTAATCCATAAAAAAAGGAGTCCGAAGACTCCTACTTAAAAATTAAATTAATCCAAGCTGCGATTACCAAGAGAGTAAGGCAGAGTTGATTATATTTCATTACTCCTCTGCAAGTTTGGCGAAGTATGATAGTGCATCATCCTCTTCTTCTGCTACTGCAGGAGTTGGTTTTGATACAGCAGCAGTTACTAACTCTTCTGCTTCTCCACGATCATTATCCTCTTCTTCAAACTGTGGTGCAGCGGACTTCTTATTTCCAAGAACATAATCTAGACGAGTTTTTAACTCATCGTATGTCTTGAACTGGTCTGGTGCAACAATCTCAGCAAGTGAGAACTGTTTCTTCCAGAGTGCTTCCATTGCATCGTCATCATCAAGTAAAGGACTTGGTGCAGCAAATTCAGAACTGTCATAGTTTCTGTATCCTGCAACATTCTTTGCTTTTAACTTGAAGTTAGCACCTTGCCAGAAATCGAATGGATCGATTGCTTCCTCATCTTCAAACTCAGGTTGCATTGCTGCAGTAAGTTTGTCAAAGATTTTCTTTCCATACTTGTATAGAAATACTTTACCTTCGTTCTCAGGGTTGGCAGGGTCTTTTACAACATAGATGTTAGAGACATAAGTTAACTTACGCTTCTGTTTTCTTGCTGTTTCTTTTCCAGCGTCAGTTCCATTGTTCCAGAGTAATGAATTGTACTCAGAAACTGGGTCTTTCTGTCCAAGAGTAGTGAGTGAGTTCTCAATGAACCATCCACCAGGACCTTGGAATGCGTGTGAATATAGTTTTACAAATGGTAAATCTTCACCTTCGGGTGCAGGTAGGAATCTGATAACAGCATAACCGTTACCTCCTTTGTCTACATCTAACTTCCAGATACGGTCATCAGCGTTACCGCCCGTGTTGTTCATCTTCTCGACTTCTTTTACTAACTTTGCAGTAAGTGAGCCAAGTTTAGACTGTTTTTTTAGGTCTTTAAAAGACATTTAGATACCTCGGATAAATTGGATATTTAAGATAATTGGATTATAGCAGATTAATAATCAAGTGTCAATAGACTTCTTAAGATTCTCAATGGTATTCGACATACCTGAGAATAGTAACAACATATCTGTTCCCTCTGGAAAACCCATCAGTTCAACAGATTTTTGTAAATGGTTCTTAAGGTCAATTGCTTCTGGGTCATCAGAGAGACTAATGCGAGTGTACATTACTTTTTGTCTTTCTAATAATTCAGTAAGTCTTTCAATGTGGTCAACTTTATCTTCACGACTAAAAGTTCCAAACTTCATTGCATTCTTGTAAATAGACATTTGCAATTCGTTTATCTCTTGTAGTTCTTCACGAACTATATCGGAATCAAAAAAATCACTCATTTACGATTTTCCGTAGTATTTTTTTAAAGTTGAATACATTAATATTTAGGAAAGGTTTATACTTCCTAATTTTCATACTAACTGTCTCCCAAACAGGATCAAGTAGTTTCTCATCAAACTTTTCTGAGAATGAGAATATTATATCATAGATTACAAAAGTTTCAAGTGAGATATCCCCACCTAAAAATCTTTTTAATATAATTGGGTGTCCTTTACCACATTCAAATAATTCTGCTAAGTTATTATTATCCAACAGTTTTTCTGATTCCTCTTTGAATAAGTAAGAGATACTCTGTTTTCTTCTCATCCAATCTGCGTATGTTCTTTCTCCAGAGTTAATAATCTCACCAATCCACAGGTTCTTTGGATTATCTGTAGTGACAAAGTTAGCAAGTAAAAAGTCAACTATTTCACCATCAGAGTATTTTCTAGATGTCTTCTCAAACCAATACTTATCCTTTCTCTTATTGAAAGATGTCATTGTTGCACGAGATTTACCACCATACCTAAAAAAGTCATACTTACGATTCGTAAAATGACTTTTCATTGATAGATATGACTGGTAGGTTTCAAATGGAGTCACTTTCATCATATTCCTCTTCACTATCTAATTCTGTAATTGAGTCAACAGGAACTTCTGCTTCTCCTATTCGATACCAATGCTGATCAACACCAATACTATCAGGTCTGACACCCAAATACTGCAAGTCAGGGAAAGAATGCTCACGAAGCATCGCTTGCAATCTCCAATGAATTAATTCCGATTTTTTCATTATAAAGGCAATTTAGCTCTTGATGTAGGTTTCATAAAATTAAGACGGGTTGCATCCCATTTTAATCTTTCTTTTAAAGGTTTGGATATTAACTTCGATACTGATTCTACCTCAATATTGTTAGTTTCGCAATAGTAACATATTGCATCAATATAATTGAAGTCTTCTTCTTCAGCAACAATCTTTTCAATCTCGATTGCAAATTTTGAAGGTGTCAAGAATTTATTCTCGATTGCTTGTTCTAGTTCTTTATTCGGTTCCATAGAGTTCCAGTTTATCTTGAATAAATTTGTTAATGTATTCTCCGAGGAGTTTAATGTACTTTGCTTTGTTGTATTCTTCATAGACGATGCATTCTCCATTTTCACAGGACATAATAATTACTAATTTTTTAACAGATATACCTGTTAATTCATATAACATACAACCGTATGCCATACACTGGACAAAGTAATGTTCAATCCAGTCTCTGGGTTTTGGTTTTTTTGAAGTCTTGAAATCAATTATCGCTAACTCGTCCTCGTATTCCGCAATACAATCGACTGTTCCAGCAATTCCTAATTGCTTACTGTAGAGAGAACCCTCTAAAGCGTAAATATTATTTATATTACCAATCTTTTGCTTCGCTACATTGAACAAAAAATTAGATATTGGAGGAACTTTTGGAAGTTTCTCATCATTCAATAAATGATGTTCGGTTAGAGTGTGAAAGTCAGTACCACGGGTGGTTGCTGCTTTCGTTATTCGATTTGCTTCTTCATCACCTACTTTCTTTCGCCAGTTAATAAAAATTTCTTTATTATAATGACTAGTAACAGATGTAATCGAAACTAATTTAATTAATTCATCTTCATTAGGTACAGAGTAGTATCGAACACCGTCAATAGTTTCTCTGGAAAGTTTAGGAAGATTCAGTTCTACATGATTAAACATTAAAGACCAACTTCAAGTTTTGAAATAATATATTCTTTGACAAGTCCAGAACGAACTATATCATCAATGCCATACTCTATTATATCAAAGGATGGCATTTTACGCAATATGTTGAGAAAATCGTGTATGCCATTCCTGTCATTAGTTTTTACCAAATCACTTTGACTAGCATCACCAGAGAAAATAATTCGACTATTTTCTCCAATACGAGTAATAATTGAATCTAATTCGTGAAAATTAAGATTCTGAAATTCATCTACAATTACGATTGCATTATCTAGAGTAGTGCCTCTTATAAAAGATGTACTCCAGAATTTAATTGTTTCTTGTGCCTTAAGATTACCATATAACATTTCAAAGTCAGCATCAGTTGGCATTTGAAACATATATTTCACCATATTTTTGTATGGTATTTGGTAAATATCTGCTTTGTCCTCGTGATCACCTGGTAAAAAACCAATTTCACGAGTTGATACTAGAGAACGCACAAGATAGATTCTCTCGTATGGTGTTGTTTCATCAAGAACATCAGAAAGAGCATTATATAAAGAAATAAATGTTTTTCCTGTACCTGCTGTACCATATGCAACAAGATGTTTTCCCTCTGCATATGAATCAAAAAGTTTCTTTTGATTATCAGTGATAGGTTCAATATCAAGAAGGTAAGTATTTCCAATCGGTTTCTTACGTTTCATTTGTTTCGTAGTTAAACCGATACCTATGGGTTGATCCCCATTAGTCTTCTTTTTTCTTGGCATTTGATTAAAGTGTCTTTACTCTAGAACCTGGTGACTTTGATGCTTTCTTTAAAACATCATTCCAACCTGGTTTACTCTTTCTTAACTTATCTTTCCACTCTCCAACTTCTCCAACACCTGGCATAGTAGAGGGATCAGAATAGTCCCTTGACCAATCAGGGTTATCAGAACACCACTGATCCCATTGTGTAACACTCATTACAACTTCTTTTTGTTCACCAGTTTTTGTATTTACTACAGGATAGGTTGCCATATAATTATAAAGTTATGTGTACTATTTAGACCCTACAAATAGGGAAACTTTTACTATCTGAATTTGATCTACAAAAATATCTTATAGTATATCTTGTATTTTGTCCATAAGTCGTCTGTGAATGCCAATCTCCAGATGAATAAAGCACCATTCTATTTTTTTTACTTTGAACTTTCATCAATTCTTGAAATTTATTTCTATGTTTCCGTAATATACTTTTTAAATTATGATGAACTCTTCCAGCGTGATATTGTTTAGTAACTTGTAAATGCCTATGAAATTCATCTGTTTTATTGTAATTTTTATGATTATCCTTTAATTCGTAAAAAGATGTACCAGAATCAACTGAATTTTCATTCAAGTATATAACTCCAGAAAAAATTTCATTTTCAATGAAATCATGATGAATGATACCCTTATTTAATAATTTATCTTCATGTGGTTCAATTTTTTGAAATTGCATAGTCACTTCAAAATTTTCATTACATTCACCTTCCCAATATATGCTAATTATTTTTTTCATAGTGTAAAAAAATAAATCAAAATTAATTTTATCTACAGTTAAATTAGATACACAACCTGGATAAGTGTATTCTCCCTCTTTCTGATAATCAACGTCTTTTGCTAATTTTAAAATTTCATCTGGATTATCGTAAAAATTATCCAGTATTGTAATTGGGAAATATTTCACCACTCAAGTGCCTCCGACACAGTTGGAAACTGCTGAGTAAATATTGATTTACATGCATTTGCAATATCCATATGCTCTTTTTGGGTTCCGTGTCCAGAACGCAAATCAATATAATGAACCCAAGAACGAACACTTCCAGACATATAAATGCGAGTTGGTGTTGCAAGTGGTAATACAAATCTTGCACATTCTTTTGCAATACCCTCTCTCAATAGTTCATTATATAAATCCATTCCTTCGTTAAAATATAATCGTATTCTTTCTTGTAAAAACTTAATTTGTTTCTCTGGTATATCATCAATACTATTCTGACGATTCTTAGTATCCTGTCTTCTTAAGTCTGGTAAAGGAATGCTTGCATCTAACAAATTTGTATCAGCATATCTTTGACTAAACTCTTGAAATGTAAATGAACGATGTCTTAATATTTGAGCAGCGAGTCCTCTTGTTGTGTTAATTTCTAGAGTCATAAATGCTTGCTCAAAGATAGACCAATGTTGATGTTTGATACAGTATCTTAATAAACCTGCATAATTATCATTGTCCTGATTGTTTGGGTTACTCACACGAGCACAATATGCCATATGCTTCTCAGCATCAGGTGACACACTTATAAGTGATACGTTCATTTAAATCCTTTTGATGTTTGTTCTTGAATTCTTGCTAATTCATTTCTAGCAACTTCTAGTTGTTCACGAATTAATTTATTTTGTTCCTCATCATAAAGATAAGGTTGTTTGACTAATCTTTGTAAGATTTTAACTAGTCGTTTTGCTCTACTAATCTGGGTAGCCATCGTCATCATCATGAAGTTCATCATAATCACTTACCTTAAAGGCAGGTGAATTTTTATATGCATCAACATCTGAATAAATTTCTGCTTTTATAGCGTCTACTGATAATTCTAGTTGACGAACTAATAGTTTAAGCTTTTCTTTGTCCATAAAACTATTCTTTCATCTAATTATAACATAAAAAAAGGAGGGATGCAACCCTCCTGATTTATTAACTGCAAGGTGATGCCTTACTTTTAACTTTAATTCCACGATACATTAAATCGTGTCTTTCACGCTGTGTTGCTTCTGCAACAACTTTTGCGTTGTACTCTTCAGAGTCATACTTGACTCCACGATAAGTAACTGTTGCCATTTGGTTTCTCCTAAAGTAATTGGACTTTTTACATCCGTTCCTTCAGTCGGCTTTTGCGTCCTCTTGCGAGGATGAACGTACCCGTTCCGAGTCGGCTTACTTGCGTCCCTTATGGGATGAACGTGTGTTAATTCTAACACATACATACTATATAGTCAAGTAGTTCTGTATTCTTTGTTACAGAAAACCCTACAGGTCAAAATTTTGGCGGGATTTTTTTTCCCCGATTTTTGTAACTACTTTCTCTTTTTCTTTTTGGGTGTTGCCTCACCACTGTATCCCCACAAGGATGGTTTGATTGACCCTTGCCCGTAGTCTATACTTTTTACATTCGTAAATTTATCATAGTACATATCAAACAACTTAACTCTTGAACCTCTAGTTAAATCTTGATGTTCTTTACCATCAACGGTATAAGTTATGATAGATGCATCAGTAGGTGCATCCTTTGTCATAACATCAGCAGGTGCACCATTCTCGACAAGAATTTCACATCCATATTGTTCTTTTGAAGACTCTTTTTCGGTTGGAGTCCAATAGGTTTCTCTCTTTTCTGGTTTCTCAGTCTCAGATAATTGACCTAATGGTTTAGTCATGAACGACCTCCCCAAGTTATTTGTGGATAAGCAGCACCTGCTATCTCCTTTGTAATTTTATATTTTTCAGTAAGTTTTTTATCCTTAACTAAGATAAGTATCTCTGCCTCAAGTGGATGCAATCCTTCAAGGATATTAATAAACATTGTCTCTCTACGAAGATTACTAAGTTTATCATTACCACCTTTCAAAAAATTGTAAAATTTACTATATTCTTTACGAATAGATGCTTGTCCTTGGTCTTGAGAACCTAATGAGGTAGAACCCATTTCAGACATTTTACCAACTGCATCATTGATTTTGTCTGATAACGTTCCAGTAACCATATTATCTTCTTTATTATTACCATAAGGAACTTCACCTGGTGGTAGAACCGATATTGCAGTTTCATCAAAGTTCCAAATCAATAATGCCATGATAGATTCATGTGCATATCTTTGGAGAACTTCAATCTTTTTTGCCTTAGTTCTTTGTTTTGATGCAGCATCAAATACCTCAAACGCAAATGGAATCTTTGGAAGATTGGGTATTGGTGTTGCTTTTGCTTTAACTGTTTTAGTCGTCTTCTTCGTCGTTGTTGTCATGATTTTCAAATCTGAATGCTACAATTTCATCAGGAACTATATTGCCATTTCTATCATACATCTCTGGGTGAATTTTTTCAACCTCTTGATAATTCATCATGTAATCTCTTGCAACCCATCCTCCTATTACTCCTACAATTAGAAACAATATAAACAGAAATGCTGCGAACACAATGCTTACTGCTAACATAATTCTCCTGAGATTATTTTTTTGGTTTTACATCCACATAAAAGTCAAAGTGAATGTTAATGTCTTTGTTAAAAAAAGAAATCATCTTATCTAACAACAGACGAAATGATTTAGGTCTCTTTTTTTTACCTCCTGAGAGAATCAACTCAAAACCACGATCAATGTGGTCAGTTGATTTATTTATGTCTTGATTATGCGATTTTATTTTCTCGCAAGAATTCGATTGTGTCAACACAACCTCCTAGTTTTTTACCATCAACCACCACTTGTGGGAAAGTTGATCCTCTTCCAAATTCATCTATAAAAGATTTTTTGTCAAAGTGTTCATTTAAATTATACACTACATAACTCAGTTTTGTCAAGTCCATTACCTGTTTAATTTTGTCACAATGAGGGCAACCTTCCTTTGAGTAAACTGCAAAGTTCATATGTCTTGTTAAATAATGATTTATAAATTTAATATTTTCTTATTATATCACGACTTCATAATATAGCAAAGTGCGTAATATGGAGGTCTGTTTTCGTGAGATCCACCGCCACCTGTATTGTTTGTTGATGGATTAGCGTTGCCTAAAGAAACACTTAAACCTGTGTTTGCGTTTGAAGCACTCATATTAACACCAGTATTTGCGTTACTCATATTGAAGTGAGTACCTGGATATCCACCACCTCCACCATAAGGAACGTGAGCACCACCATAGCCTGGAAATAGTTTAGCACCCGTAACTGACGTATTATGTGAGTGACCAGGATCTGATATTGACATACTATGACCGTGACCAGGATCTGAAACACTTGCATTATGACTATGATTACTCGTAGTGTGACTGTGTGCTGGAAGTTGTGAAGTTGAAAGAGTAACTGAATTTGCACCACCAGTATTTCCAACAGAGTAACTACTTCCACTTCCAGCACCAGCAATAAATTTGTTTCTTAAATCTGGTGTACTATTTT